TCTGTGCGATACTTGCAGCGAGACTGCTGCTGGTTCGATGGTTTATATGGGAGGTATTCCTGTTTGTTTCACTTGTTCCAGTTGTAATCCTACTGCACGGTCTAGCGCAATGCGGCTTGCCTACTGGAGAAACACAGAAGATGAAATGAACGGATGGGAATGGCCTGATAGTGCTGCTCTTGCTGCCAGTCATAAAACACTGTAAAACAAGGCAAAAGAAAAAAAGAAAAATAACATTTAGAATAAGTCCAATCCCTGATATACTGATAATAGAAAGGTAAACGAACCAAATGACTTCCGCTCTCACTCTGGACATCAAGACCACCAAGGCTCTCTTCACCAAGTTTTCTTCCAAGCGAGCAACCATGCTCAGAGGTGCTCACGGGATTGGCAAGTCTGAGGTTGTCTATCAGATTGCGTCTGTTCTCTGCAATGATCTTTACCGTGATCGTGGCTTCTGCGAGCGGGCCTCCGCTGCATTGGCGAACGATTCTGGTTTCCGCAAGGCGCTGAAGACGTTCTGGCTGAAGAATGCGACCAACCCTGTTTATGAGGGTTATCCTCGCAACATGTGGCATTATGACATGGGTACTCCTATCGTGGAGCGCCGTCTCTCGCAGATGACTGAGGGCGATATCACGGGCATTCCTTTCGAGGGTAATCGTGGTGGCACGGTATTTCGTGCGGTTGAATGGTTGCTGACTTGCTGCGAATTCCCTTGCGTGCTCTTTCTCGATGAGTTGAATCGTGCGATCAAGGGTGTCGAGCAAGCTACGTTCCAGCTTGCGGATAGCAAGGCTTTCGATGGCAACTTGCTTCACGATGGAACTCGGGTCATGGTTGCCGTCAATATCGGTGATGCATATGATGTTCAGCCGATGGACCCTGCGGCTCTGAGCCGTTATGCAGTGGTTGACCTTGAGCCTACGGTGCAGGATTGGCTTGATTGGGCTCGTATCAACTGCAATGAGGCTCTTGTCGAGTTCATTTTCTCCAATGAGCGTTTTCTGGAGTTCAAGGGTATGGCCGAACCAAACACCAAGACTCCTGATCGCCGTGCATGGGGCAACCTTGACTCTGAGCTTACTTTTTGCGGTCTTTACACTGATACCGCCAACCCGACTTTCTACCATATGTGTGCGTCGATGGTTGGGACTGAGGCTGCTGCGAAGTTCTGGACGTTTGTGAAGGAGCGGGCAAATGACATCTCGGCGGTAGATGTTCTCGCTAGCTGGAGCGATTGCAGCAAGCGTCTGCCCCGTGAAGATGTGAAGCGAAATGCGAAGTTTGTTGATATTATGGGCAAGGTAAATCATTATCTGGCTTCTCACACGCTCTCGGTGCCTGAGCGTGCGGAATATGTCAAGTTCTTCAAGGATTCTCCTGCGGAGGTACGCTTCACCGCTTGGAAGGCTCTTGGCCAGAATCTTGAGAATCTGCTTCCTGTTCATCCTCTGGTGAAGGAGTATCTGGTGGAGAGCACCACTATTACGCAAGCGAAGGCTGCTCCTGTCGCACCTGTAGCTGCTGCCCCTGCTGCCCCTGTGAAGGCCCGCACTCGCAAGCGATAGGCGCTCTAGCCCTTCGGGGCTGTACATTCCCGAATGGGAAGGCCAGATATTTCGGTATCTGGCCTTTTTCTTTTGTTTGATAGCTTCTTTTATTAGTGCTAATGTTATTTCAACAGTAGGAGAAAACAATCATGGCACACATTAGACAAGAGCTAACAATAAAGTTTATCAAGGTTCATCCTGACGCAGTTATTCCTCAAGCGGCTCATGCTTTTGGAGATGCTGGTTATGATCTTTATGCTGTGGAGGATGTATTGCTTCGGCAAGGAGAGGCAACAGTTATTAGGACAGGGCTACAGCTTGCCGACTGTCCTCTAGTAGACAACGAAAACAATTCTTATTTTCTGGATATTCGTTCACGTTCGGGATTATCTCGCAAGATGGTTATTCCACTAACAGGAACGGTTGATGTGAATTATCGTGGAGAGATGGGAGTTGTTCTTGGCAATCTAGGTAGAGAGCCATACTTGGTAAAAAAGGGCGACAGAATAGCCCAACTTGTTATCCAGCAAATTGTTGCCGATAGTCAGACATGCAAAGTTAGATTTATGGAAACAACTGAGCTTGTTGAAACAGAGCGTGGTGGTGGAGGGTTCGGAAGCACCGGGAAATAACCGTGTGCTAATCAAAGACTTTATTCGTATTAGCCGTGGCGAGCTTATTCAAGGATTTACTGTGGAGCCATTTAGGCTGCAACTGCCAAATTCAGATCAGTCACCTATGAATTTTCGTCCTCGGATAGCAACAGTAAATATTGATGGGTGGTCATATCCTGATCCATCCTATACTCAGGAGAATTGTCCTGAAATCCGAACTTTGTTTTATTCTGCTGGTGGGATGCCCCGCTCGATAAAACCATACAAGACTGAAAAGCTTATTGGTAAAGATTTGGGACGGGTTGCTGTCGAAGACCCATGGCAAGATTGGGTGGATTATGATTTTATCATATTTCGTCCGAATGCTCCTATTGGCGTACATCTGGGAGAGTTTGTCTTGGGTTGGATTGGATCAGGGTCTTCTCTATGCAACAACCTATATACTAAAATTTTGTTGATTGATGGCCGTATAGGTTATCTAGTATTTGAAACGGAAGACAGAGACAATAAGAAAGTAGAAATCATATGAGTACAATCAATAAGCCGATTCTTGTTATTGATGGTTTGAATTTTTTCTTGCGACACTTTATGGTCAATCAGACCGTCACCTTGGGAGGAGAACTAGTTGGTGGGGTTGTTGGATTTGTCAAAGGGGTTGGAAGTTTGGCTTCATTACTGCACCCAGAACAAATTATTGTTGTTTGGGAGCAAGGAGGTCCATCCCCTCGTCGCAAGCATATCTATTCTGAATATAAAGCAAATCGTGCTACGTCGAAGGCACTACAGTCTGTATACAGAAACGACGGAAAGATTATGCCAAATGCCGATGGCAAGAACAAGGTTTTTCAACTTCAGCTACTTGCCAAGGCTCTTGGGAACTTGCCCATTTGTCAGATATATCTTCCTGATACAGAAGCCGATGACATTATTGCGTATATTGTAAAGCGTAAGTTGCAGGGCAGTTCACAAACCAAGATTGTTGTTAGCAATGATAAGGATTTTTATCAGCTACTTGAAGACCCTACTGTTAGGATTTACGACCCGGCCAGAAAGATACTGATTGACGAAGCTTATGTTTTAAAAACGTTCGGGATCTCTCCAAGAAATATCACTCTAGCTAGGGCCGTGGCTGGTGATCCATCTGACAATCTCAATGGCGTTGCTGGAGTAGGTCTAAAAACGATTGCAGGGCGGTTTCCAGACATCAAACGCACCGACATTGACCTTGACCTCACTTGGATAAAGGAAGCCTCTACTGAGGCTCTAAATGAATCCAAGAAGCCTCCAAAGTGTTTTAGCAGCATTATATCTGAGATGTCGGTAGTCGAACGAAACTGGAAGCTGATGTATTTGGATACCAACTGTTTGGCATCAACACAAATCTCCAAGGTTGATTATAAGTTGGAAAATTTTCAAGCCACATCCAATCGTTTGGATTTTATCAAAACCTTTGTTGCTGCGGATATTTCCTTTAGTCAGGATTTAGATTTGGCGTTTTCGGCTACCAGATCGCTAGTTCGCCAAAATTTGGCAACCTCCAAAGTTGATTGTACTTAGTCTTACGCCCTGCCTTGGAGATCAAACCATCTAGTCATTTAGATTCTAATAACTTGAAGTTATAGTAAGTCATCAGTTCATTTCAACCATTTCCATTCAACGGAGCAAAAACATTATGTCTTCAACCTCGGCTAATAGCAACGGTTTCTTTGGCAATCTCGGGCGCTCTTTTCAAGAAAAAGTTCTTCAAGCTCTTTTGTCTGATCGCACATGGGGAACTCAGTTTATCGAAGTTTTTAACGTAGATGAATGCCTTGAACCAGCATATCTCAAACTTGTTGCATCGAAATATATTAGCTACTACCACAACTACAAAGAGTTTCCAACTCTTGATCTACTTCTTACAATCATTCGGGACGATCTAAGCAATGGGTCAGACCTCGTTCTCCGAGAACAGTGTCATGTTTTTCTTCAAAAGGTTGTCAAAAATGAAAATGGAAACGATCTGCCTTGGGTAAAAGAAAAAGCTTTCACCTTTTGTCGTCAGCAAATGCTAAAGAAGGCGCTGTCCCAATCAGTCGATATCATCCTTACAGACAGGTATGAAACTGTCGTTGATATTATGAAAACAGCAATCGCTGCTGGTGTTGCTACATCCTCTGGACACGATTATGTAAATGATATCGATGCTCGATATTCTCAGACATTTCGCCATCCTGTCAAAACAGGCATTCTACAGCTGGATGAAAAGAAAATCATGGGAGGAGGTCTTGGAGCCGGAGAAATCGGTATCGTATGCGCTCCATCTGGTGTTGGGAAATCGCACCTACTAACCCATTTTGGTGCTCAAGCTCTGCTCGCAGGTAAAAATGTATATCACTATACAATGGAACTCAATGAACGTTATGTCGGTATCCGTTATGACTCACACCTAACAGGCATCAACGCCAGCGACTGTAGTGATGCTAAGGAAAGTATCAAGGAATACTTCGAAACAAACAAGGAAAACATTGGGCGTCTTATCATCAAGGAATATCCAGCACGCTCTATTACCTGCAACACAATCAAAGCTCACATCGAAAAGATGAGCTATAAAGGAATAAAGCCAGATCTAATCCTAATCGACTATGCTGGCATTATGCGTTCAACAGAGCGTTATGATCTGCCACGGCTAGAAATGCAGTATGTCATTCAAGAGATTCGTAAGATGGCTAAGGAGCTTGATGTGCCTGTTTGGACTGCTCTGCAAAGCAACAAGGAAGGTGCCAAAAGTGACATTGTTGATCTTACAAACCTTGCAGAGAGCTATGGGCAAGCAGCAGAAGCAGACTTCGTGCTTGGACTGCAACGCATGAGCACACAAAAAGCAACTGGTTTTGGAACTCTATTCATTGCAAAAAACCGATTTGGGATTGACGGATTGCAGTTCAAGGTCCATGTAGATACCGCCCGAAGCAAAATGCGGATTCTTTCATCCGATGAAGTAGAAGGTCTACAGTTTGAAATGGAAAACGCACGGGAGAAACTTCAAGATTCAACAATCCAAGGATTCCGAGATGCACTAAAGAAAAGCAAAGAAACAATGCAACTCTCAAAACTGAATGCTCCCCGTCTCTAATAAATCACAATAACCATAACAAGAGAAAAAGAATGACAATAATCGACGACAAGGGTTTTATTGCAGATCCATACAAGAACTTTATTCACATCAGCCGATATGCACGCTGGCTGGATGCTTCTAACCGCCGAGAAACTTGGGTAGAAAGCGTTAAACGCTATATGGCCTTTATGACAAAGCACCTTGTAGCAAACTATAGCTACAAAAGTGATGATCCAGTGTTTGCTGAAATAGAAACAGCAATCATTAATCATGAACTAATGCCTTCCATGAGGGCTCTTATGGCAGCTGGCCCAGCAATGGAAGCAGATAACATCTCAGCTTACAACTGCTCCTTTATTGCT